GATCTGAATAACGGCAGCTTCCAAGGAAGTCTCGTTTAAGTCAGCGCCAGTAGTAGGACGATTGCTGTTAGTACCGCCAGAAACCAAAGGATGTGATGTAGAGAACAAAGGTACACCATCACCACCAACAGAGGTAGTGAAACCGCCGTTTAGTACAGATGCTGCACGTACTTGCTTGGTATACGCCATGGAACGAGCTAACGCCTTGGTATAACGAGCGGATAAGCTGTCATACAAGTTGTCCTCAATAGCCTCTTCTGTTAAAGAGAAGCCCTGAGCAATCGTTACGTGGGTATAGCGAGCAGTGAATGCCTCTTGTGCGTTGTCATAAGCAATTGCAGCGCCTTCGTTTTTGACGGGGGCAGCATTAAAGCCAGACAACTTAGTTTCTTCTTCGAACGAACGCTCAGAGGTCTCTGTTTCGTAGATCTCTTTGTGCTGTTCACCATATGTTGCATACTCCAAACCAAACAATGCGTTCAATCCAGGGAGCAACTCTTTCAGTAGTTGTGCGCGTGAAATAGCCATTTATAGCTCCTTAATTAAGCGACGGCATTGCCGGTTATGCTATTGATCTGATGCAGGTTAATCTTAACGATTACTTCAGTGAAGGTCGTAGAAGATGTAGCTGTCTCAGGGACAACATCAATAACGCGGAGTGGGAAAGTGTCCGTAGCAGCAGGTGATGTGTTCAGAATAGACTGACCAGAATTACCTGTAATAGCGGACGGAGTGCCTGCCAAAGCAGTTACGTTAGTACCAATAGCAGCACGAGTTACTGTGGCAATAGCATTGCTTGAGTTTGTAACTGCTACTTTAAACGCAGCCATAGGATCGTCAACTACAAAGGCTAAAGCGTTAGTTGCAGCGCTGGAACCTGGATAGTATTGAGCCTGAATAGTCTGCCCTTGAGCATTTGTATATTGGCAACCTACAAAAACACCAATTTTAGCGCCTGCTGTGAGGGATGAAGCTGTGCCTACAATGCCACCTACGTCTAGTTCGATTAGATCGCCGTTGTACATAGCGCCTGCCTGAGTTACTGAATACTGACGAATTGCGCCAGCATAAGGCATGCCATCTACACGATTAATCGGCTCGAAGCCGTAGGGAGCGTCAACGGTTGGATAAGCCATTTAAATCTCCTAAATTAAAAAATTAACTACCTTTACCAAAGCTAACCGTCGTTTTACCTTCATTAAAGAGAGGCATACGTGGATCACTTTGACGCATAAGAGTGTTGTCTACAGCCGTCATTTGAGCATCTGCTTGGGCAGCGTAATGTTTATTACGTTGTTCAACGAACTCATCTGGCGTCTTGCACAACAACAAACCGCCGATCTCAATGTTGTCTTTATAACGACTATTGGGATCAACTAGCAGTTGAAACTGGGGCTGTTCTTCAATGCCAACAGGTTCCCATCCTTCTCTCAATTTTGCAGAGAGGTTGCGAGGATCGGACTGATGCAGCGTTGAAACACGAATCCACCTATAAGAGTAGCCAGTCTCCTTAATGGGTTCAGGAAGGAGATCAGGTTGCGCCCACTGCTTTGGACGTTCTGACTGGATACGGTTTTCTGATTCACGGGTCAATCTGTTATTAGCCATTTTAGTTACCTAATTTTAAAAGTTCACGGGCGTATTGCTCATCTGTAAGTCCTAACTTCTTAGCTATCGCTAACTGGGAAGTGTTTAGCCTAATCTTTTTCGAAGACGTGCTACGACTCGCTGGTGCTACTACCGTGCTCGGTTTCGTCCGAACTGAACTTCTGTCGTCATCTGTTTTTTCACCCTCAAAATTCTCGGGGAATCTCTTACGCATAGTTTCGTCTATACGTTTGTAATACTCATTTGTCGTAGCATAAGCCAATCCGTTTTGTTTTACAAGCTTTTCGTGCAGCCCTAAAGCCAAACTTGTCATTTCATCGTCTTGCCCAAACCACTGATTACGTTCTTGCCATGCTGCAGCCTTGGTATCTCTTACTGGAGGCGCTACCTGTGGGGTTGCTTGTGCCTCGTATTCCTGTTCTTGAGCAGCCCTTCTTTGGCTTAAGTTTTCAGAGAAATCCGTAGCTTTTGCTATTTTCATCTTAGCAGATGTCAACTTATCCTGCGCTTCTACTAAACGCTCGGAGTCGCCAGCATCATAGGCTTCTCTATACTCTTTTTTAGCCATGTCGAGCTCACGCTCGGCTGTGGTTTTATATGACTCTACAGCCGCTTGATCGCTAGAAGAGACCCTGCTTTTGAGCTGCTTGTTCTCTTCAAAGAGCTTTTTAGCTAGTTCTATTGCCTCTTGTTGCTCACGCAACGCCCGCTCTTTCTCTCTACGCTCGTCATGATAGATCTTCCTAAAGCCGTCAATCTTCTGCTTGGCTTCCTTGGAATACTCATCTAGCTCGTCTTTTTCAAGCTGCTCAACGAATTCTGGTTGTGAAGGACGTCGACCCTTATCTTGTTCTGGGGTATCGTCTTCAATTTCAATCTCAATTTCGTCCTTTTCTTCGGGTAAACCCTTAGATTCTACCTCTTGGACTTCATTTTCTTCTTCGTCTGGGAATTTATAATTTTCCATTCGTATGCTCCTTATTTACGTTTAATACCGCGTGGATCGTCAACTACGCCTTCAACCGTATCATCATTAATGATGCGGAACTCGCGCCCATGTATCACTAAACGACTACCAGCATTTGGCTTAATTAGGACAAAATCGCCCTTTTTACACCAAGGTCCGCTGGGAAAACGGGCTTTATCTACATAGCAGTCTGGCCCTAAATCAACGACAAACAGCACCGTTGTTAAGAGTTCCTCGTATCGCATTGTTTCGTCTGCCTTAGCAATACCGCTTTCAAACTCTTTTTCCTGCTCTGGAATAGCACATAAAATGCGGTATCCAGACGGTTTTGGGAGTTGTGTTGCCTTTTCTTCGTTTGACTTATCGAGCAGCTGCGTTAAATCTACTGCTTTACCTAAGTCGAGTGTTTCACTCATTCGATTTCTCCATTTGATCTTTGAGGTCTAATACGTATCCACGAGCAATGAGCAGACCCCTAATCTCACCACACGATTTTTTGTAATCCTCGAATTTTTCGTAATTGCCAAGGACTACTGCATCTTTAAGCTGCGCTATCTTGTCGTCAAGCTGCTTAATAATAATTTCAGACTCGGTCATTTTTTACTTTGCCCTTTATTTTGTGCTGCTACTATAAGTTGTGTCGCCGTTTGCAGCCGCTGGTTCTCGTTCTGCTCTTTAGACTTCATCATGTCAATACCCAGCTTAGTACCGTCGTACTCGCTCTTACGGTCAGCTAAGTCCTTGTCTTTCTCAATCTGCGCGCCGATGCGGGTGCCGTCAATCTCAAGCTGTCCTTCAACACGTTGACGATCAATACTTAACTGCTCCTGACGCAAGGCAACATCAGCCTGATCTTTCTGTGTTTTACGCTGGATCTCTTTCTCTTGCAGCTCAAGCTCTTTCATCTGCATCTGGATAATCGGATCTTGCATCTGTTGCTGAGCTTGCTGTTGCGCGGCTTGAGCTTGGTTCTGCTGTAACAACTGCTGAGCAGCTTGGGCCACCATACGAGAGACTTGAACTTCATACTCTTCTGGCATAACGTCATCGTCATCCTTAAGGTACGGAATCGGCGCGCCAAGCTGTTGCTCAATCTGCTGACGGTACTTAAAGCCGAAGTGTTCAGCTATATGCGCTTGCATTGCAGCAATAATTGCCTGCCCATTTGGATTTTGCCCAATAATTGCCATTGTTTGTGGATCTTGCAAGAACGCTTGATGTACAGCTAAATGCGCATCCTGGTCCTGATAAATAAACGCTTTGAGAGGCTTGCTCACCATCGCATCCATATTCTCAGTTACTGGGTCGCGTGGCTTCTGATCTTCTTGTAGTGGGATCAACTTCTGGGCATTGCGAATCCCAAGAACATCTAACATCTGACGGTGTAACTGTGGCAGGTTGTAAATCTGTGGAGCGCCTTGGGCAAGCTGTAACACCGCTTGGTACTGAACAATCTTCTGCGCCATCGTTGCTGCATTAGGGTCAGACACGGGAATAACATCAACCTGATCATAGTCCGACTTCTTAGCCATGCGGCTACCTTCTACCGGCTCATACGGATACTCGTCTGGTGTGTAGTCACGGATGATTTCTTTGAGCAGCTTTAATTCCTGCTTCATCGAGTAGTGCATCCTCGACTGAACCGCGCTCATTACCTTCAGGGTTCTTTCAAGGATAGCTAGCGTTGTCCCTACAGGAGCATTAGCGCTCATGTCGGATACTTTCATATCTCCAGCTGACGCAAACCTGCGACCCTCTTCGACGATTGTGCCGAGCAAACTATATAGAACCTGTGATGGCTCTTTATATGGCAAGGTCATTAAGTTGTCTTTGATCGCTCCTGACGGAACGTCAACGTCACGGAATTCGCCTGGGGCTATCGGGGTGTCGTCGCCTTTGACACGCAGTCCGCGGGTCTTAAAGCCGCCTGGCAAGTTGCTAAGGGTTCCTGCGTCGACAAGTTGACGAATAAGAGACGTTCCAGACTTTGCAAAGGCTCCGACCAAATGGATAAGGCCAAAACAATAAAAGCCGAAGCCAGGAACATACCCGTAATGCACGAAATGATTTCGTTTTTGTTTGGTTTCATCTTCTGGTCTCCAGTTTCTGCGGATAGACAATACAGTCATTGTCCCCTTCTCAATAGTCACCACGTAAGGTAGTGCTATACCTGTAGGCTCACCATCTTCTTCATCTTCGTACCCAGAGAGGTCAAGATCGACGTGCATCTCTAGTAACTTATAGCGGTCGTCCGATGTGGCTCTAAAGCCCATCTTTTCTGCAATCTTCTTCTCTACTTCATCTAGCGCGCCGTCTGGCTCTTCTAGTTCTACGTCACGGTAAAAGCCAGCGTGTTGTAAGCGTTTGACTTCATTCTCAGTTTTACGCATCACATGCGTTACCCGTGGGCTAGACTGCAAGCTAGACACACCGTACGGGACAACTACATCCTCAGCTGGTATGAACATCGACACTTGACGATTAAGTGCTGGGTCAAAATACACTTTCTTAAACGCATTCCCCGACAGCCCTAATCCCCATATCATCCGCTCGTGCTCTGGGCGGTACTCCACCATCACATCCGTCAGCTGGTAGTTCATATCCTCTTGCACCCTTAGAGCCGCATCCTTCTTCTCTGGGGTTTCTTTGCCGATGATAAGTGTCTTGACTGGTCCTTGGGCGGGGAAAGTTTCCATGATAGTCTCGGCTTGAAACTTCACTAAAGCCTCACTTAGCAATGGGTGGTATACCCCACACGCGCCCTCCCAAGGTTCTGTACGCTCCTCGATCTTCATACCGAGCAGCTCTAAACCATCGACGTATGTTTGCATCCAATCTTTTCTGGAACTAATGTCTTCTTCAAAGTCTCCGACCAAATCACTAGCAAGGCTCAATAGTTCTTTTTCTGAGATATACTCAGCTAGGTTTGCGTCAAAGTCTTCGTCTGTTTCTTCGCTAGGCTCGATTTCAATTTCCAACCCGTCTATACCAATAGTCACCGACTCTGGGTCAACAACCTCAATCTCAATGGGCTCTTCTTCAATAGCTAAAGAATCTATCCCGACAGGGGCTTGGTATAAACTTTTTTCAATTGACATAGTGTGTCCTTAATAATACGCAGCTTTTTTCCTGCCGTATTTAAACAAAAAATCTTCATCCGCTTCGTCATTTGGTAAACGAATGAACCCACCCTGCCTAAATCTAAGAAGAGCCAGTGTAGCTGAGTCTACCAAATCATCGTTAGCTCCGCTAGGAAAATCGTTGCATTCCTCAATTACCTCTTTTGCCCATCTATGCTCTGGAGCCCAAACTATCCCCGCCGAGAACAAATCTGATACAGCATTAACCCTAGAGATTTTATCTTGACCTTTGCCAGGTGTGAACTCCCCGACCGGTACACCCATGCGCCTGAGCTCTTGATAGAGTGCCGCCCCATTGGACTTCTTTTCAACCATAAACGCATCCGGCTCCCAGTCTTTGTACTCTTCAAGTACAAGCTTTTTGAGGTCCGGGAACTCCAAGCGCTTTTTAATCGCGTTGAGGAGGATGATGTTGTAGTTGCTCGTCTCGTCGTTGAAGAAGACCCCCCACGTAGTAAGCGCGTTGTAGTCCGCACGGGTGTTGGCTTCTTGGGCCGCGTCGAGCGACATGATAATAAAGTCACAGTTCGGTGGATCATCTTTCTCCCAAGTCTGCCACCACTCCCGTTTGATGAGAGCACCTTCTTCTGAGGTCGGCTGTTGTAAATACTGCGCATTCCAATACCGCACGTCCAAGGAAGCCTTCTTAGCCAGCAGCTCCTCAATAGACCAAAACTCAGGCCATAAGGGTTTACCACTAGGCATAATCGCAGGGAAATCAACCACTTCCCAAGGCTCAGAATCCTCGTTTTTGACCATGTGATTGACGATCTGGCCCGTTAAATCGAGCTTAGACCATCTTGTCATTACTACAATAATAGCACCGCCAGGCATAAGCCGCTGGATAGGACCAGACTGAAACCACTCCCAAGCTGGTAAAAAGACATCAGCTCTGCCTTGCTTAGCATCTTGTTCCGAATGCGGGTCATCAATAATAAAAAGGTCAGCGCCGCGACCTGCAAGAGCACCGCCCACACCAATAGCGAAGTATTCTCCATTGAAATTCGTCCCCCATCGTGATGCTGATTTACTGTCAGCTTGCAGCTCTACCGCTGGAAATATGTCCTTATAAGGCTCTGAACCAACCAAATTCCTGACTCTACGACCGAAATTAACCGCAAGGTCGGCCGTATGCGAAGCCATAATAACCTTCTTTTGAGGGTATTTACCCAAGAACCAGGCAGGAGCGAGGTAGGATATGAGCTCTGATTTGCCATGTCTTGGCGCAATATTGACAACAACGCGCTTCTTCTTTCCTGCAGCGACCTCTTCAAAAATTTTAGCCAGTTTTTCATGGTGGGGGCCTACTTTATAGTCTGGGTATACGTGTTTTACGAAGTCCAAGAAGTTATCTTCACCGTCTTCCTTGATTGTTTCGCTCTGATAGGTGCGAATTAGCTCTAAAGTGCGCCTTTTCTTCTCTGGGGGCATCCCTGGGACAGCTTTTATGAGCTTATCAATGTCCTCTTTGGTTAATTTACGCTGCCTAGTCATTTTTTAGGCTTAATTTCCTTGGCTTCTACGTCAATTGCCTTGGTTTTTAAGCTAGAAAGGGTGTCCAGTAGCTCTTTTTCCACCTCTTCGATGCTCTGCACCTTCATTGTGACCTCAGAACGCTTCTTAAATGCGTCCACACCATCAACTTCACCCAGTGCTTTAAGGGCAACTAGCCTAGACTTTACATCTCCAGCATGTTCAGCCTCATAAACCAGCTTATTTACCACGTACATCTTGAGTTCAGCAAGGTCATCTACTAAAGCCACGTTCATTTGCGTGACCATCCCAGCTAAATAAGCAAGGGTTTCGTTGGGGTAGTTCTTATATTCGGGGCGGTACTTAGGGTCATTAACCATCTGCGTAGCTATTTCTTTAGCTTGTTCTACATTTGCAGCGGTTGGGACTAGGGGGCTGCCATTTAGCTCGGAAAGTAAAGCAATGGTTCTAGCACGGGCGTCTAGTTCTTCTTTTGGGTTTAAATCAGGGAAAGCCTCCATAGCGCTAGCGGGTAGCGGTATGTCCTCTTCAACAGGAGGGATAATTATGTTTTCTTCGTTTGCCAACTTCGGTCCTCGTTAAACCTCGTTCGGGCCATTATACATATTTTTATTTTTTCTTCTCTTCAAAATGATGTATGCGGTGGCAATTTGCACATAACACGATACACTTTTCTGCTTCTGCTTTAGCTTTCTTAAACCGACCGTGGCGGACTAGCTCGCTAACTATTCCTTCTTTGGCACTAGCGTCTGTGTGGTGGAAGTCTAAAGCTGCTACATGGCTAAACCCGCACTGGCTACAACTTAGCGTTGCTTTCCAGTCTTGAAACGCCTGTCTCTTTTTCTTTCTAGTTGCTGCATTAGCTAGTAATGCTTTTGCTTTGTTTGCCTCGTAGTACTTCTTAGAGTACCCCGCTCCCTTGGCTTTTTTAACTTTAGGGTCTTTATACGGCATCGGTCAAGCGGTACGTTTTTATTGGTTCGCTGCTGCTAGCGTCCACGTTACACGCCCACTTAACCGCTTCTTCTGCTGTTAACCCCATACGCATACATACTTCAGCTGCCATAGACCCAGACCCAATAGCCATAAAGGTTCGCACCCGCTCCCACTCTAGGTCGTCCCCGCAAGAGAAGAGTCCGTCTTTAGTTAGCTTGAGAAAGGAGCTGTCTGTCTTTAGTTTTGGCTTGACTTTGGTTTTCTTGTTTACATAGTCAATCACCTTCTCGGCATCGCAATAGTTACCTGCAACACCAATCCACCCACCTTCTACGGGGAAAATCTTGTCTTCAAAGTACTTAATGCCTGAAACAGTATCAGTGAACTGGCTATCTGCCACTAGGACCTTATTACCCCAGTCACCGACTATTGTTGTCATTTCTGTAGTACCTGTCGTTTAGGTTGTTAAGCATTGATTTAATAAGCTCGTCCACACTAAAGAACCATTGAATAGTTTTCATACCATCCTGCCGCATGATTGTGAAGCTCATTTGGTAGCCATCATGTATAGACCAACGTTGGCACCCGCATAACAAATGTAGCAAATACACAAAGGCAAGTTACCTTTAAGCCCCTGCTCAATAGCTATGTAAGCGTAGATAACACCTACAACAATTATTAGGTTAGAGCTCATGAATTTAGCGTACTCCTTTGATATTACAGATATTTTACAAAATATATTTTTTGAACAGGGTGGTTATTTTGTGACGGGGGGGTTTCTGTATATGAGGGGGTGGGGTGGCAGAGTTATGGAAAAAATGGAGATCGTTTGTGCAACGTATGGGGTAAGGGGGCGCGCGGGTCCCATCTGAGCCATTTGGGGGGTCGGGGTACGGTGGGGTCGCGCCCAGCCAAAACTTGACATATGGCGTGGATAGAGATATAGTTTAGTCATGGCAGTAATTCCTGCCGTTAACAGGGAGATGTATATGGACACCAAGCCATTCACCAATATGTTTGGTAGTGAAGTACAAGTAACACGAGAAGAGTTTGCAAAGCGTTGGCAAGATAAGTTGTGGGATCTAGGCAATCTGTTTATGGGGACTGAACACGAGCAAGAGTTCCTAACAATGATCCACAACACATATGATCTAGCGTGTGCAAAGTGGGACAGAAAGTAAGTAGCGTGGCGGGTGCGCTTCACCCGCATTTTTAACAGGGAGTTGATATGAAAAAGATTATTTATTCGTGCAGTGATGAGATTAATAGTGTACTTAGAGAATTAGATACTCGGAGTAGGCTTGCTACTGAATACCCTAAACCTAAGTTCTACTCTGTCAAATTACCTGCAACTGAGATGTGCAGAAAGACATATGTGTTTTCATCGCCAATCAAAGCCTTGAGTTGTTGGGCTAAGCATGACGATGCAAAGTTAATAGTAGTCTGGTAATACTCAGCCCTGCCACTTCGGTGGTGGGGTTTGATGCCAGTTATGTGTCCTCGAGCGCATGAGAGAGCGTGTGCGGATTGCGCTAAACATCACTTCACCGATTGGTGAATACTTGACATATAGCGTGAATAGAGAGATAATTTAGTCATGGATTAGGTGATGGCTTCTATATCTGATACCCACTCAATCCATACCTTAACGGGGAGAATTACCATGGCAAAAAACGCCAAAGCAGTAGAAGTAGTATCCAATGATGTATCCGTAGCAAACCTTCAAGACTTAGCAATGCAACACGCTAGTGCTCTTGGCAAAGTCAAGTCCCTCGCAATATGGGCGCTTGACCATGTTCAGGGCTTTCCTGAAAAGGTTTCAGAAGCAGACGTAGCAGAGATTAGATTAGGGTATCAACACAAGTATTCTCTTGATAATCCTGCTATTGATTATGTAGTGGTTGAGGGTAATCACATGAAGGTTAGCGATTGCGTAATGCAGGGTATCGAGATACCTAAAAATGCAGAGCGTGTTTCGTATGGTGTCGATTACGCTTTTAGTTTCAATCAGAATGAAGCGGGTAGATTGAAGGACACCCATTCAGAGTTTATCTACAATCTTGTAAAAGGGATTAGGGGTGCGTGCAATAAGTACACTTCCAATACTTATAACAAGTTAGTAGCGGAAGGGATTGTGCAGGATAAGTTACGCAAGGGTATTAAAACTGAGCGTACACCTAACCTAGACTTCATGGAATGGTTGTTTAGCGCAAAAGGTCCGATTGAAACAATGAAGTTACGGGCTAAAAATGCACAAGCCAAGAAGTTGATTACGGCAGACGATGTTAAGAAGTTAAACAATGCGATTATCGCTTTCAATGTATCGCTAAAGAAGTAATCTAGATTGTTTTTGTGGGGCAGGGCTTCGGCTCTGCCCCTTTTTTTGTCCTTGTTTTTTAGAGACCAGTTATCTGTCGTCGCGCGCACGAAGTCGTGCGTGTCATCACTTAAGGGTTTCTTTGCCGACACAACGCAAAGCGCAACGCAAACGGGGCATATCTCGTTATATAACAGTTCACCAAGTGATGAAGTGGGTCATGGCTGAGACAATGTATCGGTGAGGGCGCGCAAAGTCTGTTCCAAGTAAAAACGAAGTCAAAGCTGGAACAAATCGTGCTTGGAACAAAAACTGGAACAAGTTTTATTCAGTTAAATCAAGGGGTTATGCAGTTCTGTTCCAGCGTTCCAGCTAAATTCCGAAATGGGTCGGGTTGGGCGGTGTATGTGTCGTCGTTCGAACCCCCCACTCGGTGTCATCAAAGAAAATCAGAATTGATACCCCGTTTTTAATTTTACCCACCACTACACCAAAACACCCAGAACACTGGAACAACCCCATATATATATATATATATATAATAATAATATTAATAAAAACAAGGACTTACCACCACCAAAAACCTTGTTCCAAGTTCTATACGTAAAGTTTAGTCCCCTAGAACGCTGGAACACCTTTATAATCAACGACTTACAGCGCCTTTTACCCCATTTTCCCAGCTTTTACCCATATTTCCGCACAAAAACAAGCAGAACCTCTACCCTAAAAAAGTTATACAGAACCTTATCATATGTAAAGTATGTGGTATAATATGTATGTGGTCGAGGCGCACTGTATATCAGCAGTCAAAACCACAGTTTCTTAAACATCAGTTCACCACTTGGTGAACTTCAACAGGGAGTAATGACATGGGTAGAGTAAAAGCATGGGCTGAGTCTGAGTTTGAAAAGTCTTTAGCCTTGAGAGAAGAGCAAGCAGGGTTTGGCACTGCTCGGGGTTTGAATGTATGCGGTATAGACCTATCCGATGAGGAGTTGGCGACATTCGACAAAGAGTTCATTGCGTGGCTTGACGCATACGAGGCTTCATTCGGAGATGAACTATGACTTTAAATCTTGACGCATGGCTCGACCATGAGTGGGCGAAAGCCTGTGAAGCAGACGACGCTGAGGAGGGCATGATTCAGTATTGGGGCGAGAAGTGTCCCGACTACGACCGTCAATGTCCTACCTGCCAAGCATGGAAAGAGTTTGAAGCATCAGGCGAAATCGTTAAAACCTACAAGGAGTTCAAGCATGATTGATGAGACTTTTGAGCCACAGTGCAAGCTATGTGGCGTGACCTATGACGCAGGGCGGTTAGCCATCGGCTACGCAATCTGCATGTCATGCGGTGATGACCTCGCATCTAAGGTTGTCCGTACCGTTGCGCCAATGCACAAGTCAAACTATGTCTTGGTTACGAACAGGGCTGACTTGGTTGGATTAAATAACAAAGGAGGGCTGGTCAAATGATGACGCAAACAGAATTAAATGCGTTGGCTGATGTGGTGGAGTATCTATTGGATAACGAACATACATCGTATTGTGAACACTTAGAGGAGGATGGTGAGCCTGAGAACCATATCTATGCCAAAGCCATGACCCTCGATGCGTATGTGCGTGGGTTGTATTCAACAGGGAGTGAACCAAAATGAAACCGATGGACTTACTACTAATCCTATTTTTGTTCTTCTTTGTTGGACACCTAATATGGGGGGCAATATGAATGGGCAAATGGGCAAATCTACCAATAGAAATGAAGACAGCAAGATTGAAGCTGGACTTATCCCGATTTTTTCGGACAGACAATTACGAACAGAAGGAGAAATCTAAGATGGGCTATCGTTCAACAGTTGCATACACCATACGGTTCACTCCGCACCCAAGCCAGCAAGCATCGGAAAATGGCGATTCACCAAGCGATGAAGAGCTAAAACAGTGCAGGGCATCGTTCTATGTATTCTTAGCCGAAGCCAAGGTCAAACACTCTGGGGCCTTTGGCGAGGACTTTGGGGTCAAGGTTGACGAGGGTAACATGGCGCTGAACTTCCTAGAATACGATGTCAAGTGGTACGAAACCTACGAGGATGTGCAGGTGCATGAGGGGTTGATGGCTCTGTCCCAATCGTGGGCTAAGATGGAAAACAAAAACATCGGGGGTATCTTCATGCGTATTGGCGAGGAGACCGATGACATTGTTGAGGAAGAGTGGGGTGAAGCAAACTGGGATTGGATGCGTATTCATCGGTCAATCGAATGTGACTGGGAAGAGCCGAGATAAAAAAGTCTAACAAAACCCTACCATATGTAAAGTATATGGTATAATAGATGTATTGGCAGTGCGTAGTACAAGTCGGGCGGGCTAAAACATCAGTTCACCCATCAGTGAAGTACCAATCTAGTGAGGAGTAAAACATGAGTATCGAGTTAGCCAATCCAAACCATGTAATCAGTTTGGCAACAAGCGCAGTTCTAGTATCAACAGAAGTCAGCGTTTGGTCAGCAACAAAGCAAGATAGAATTATCTCTAACGAGGTGACTACTGCCAAGAAAGCAGACCATAGCGCAGGGCGGTACGTTAAGAATCTATTAGCCGACGACCCAACCCACAAGCAATTATTAAACTACCGACAGACCGTATACAACTGGCTTCGACGTGCCACCTATGACTGGAATGGTTCGCTACGTCTATTGCCCGTCATCAATCTGCCTAAGTTTAAAACAGAGTTTCACCAACATGAGAAGTCTTACTTTGCGCTGAGAGATGCGTTTCTTGACAAATACCCGACCATTGTTAGCAACATGGCTTTCAAGCAGGGCGATATGTTTGACCGTTCAGAGTACCCGACTGTTGAGCAAATCAAGGACAAGTTCCGCATTCGTTTGTATGTGGCTGAAGTGCCTATGTCGGATTACCGGTGTTCCATAGCGCAAGACTTGGCTGATGATTTAAAACTGACATACCAAAAGCAAGTCAATGATGAGATTGTCCCTCAAGTTATGGCTGACATCTCTAGTCAGTTCGTTGAAGTGATGGAGTCAATTAGTCATTGTTGTGGGGTTGACGAGGTTAGCGATTCCTCGAGTGGTGAAGTCAAGACTAAGAAACGCAAGATATACGAGGGAACAATCGAGAAGGCTCGGGGTTTGTGCGAGACGTTCCGTGAGTTCAATCTGACTAACGATGCGGAATTGGCGAAGGCTTCATCGTCGCTAGAGAATGTATTACGTGGTGTAGGGGCTGACGACATTCGTGAGAGTGACGCAGTGCGTGAAAGTGTGCGTAAGGGTGTCGATGACATCTTGACGAAGTTCGGTGTTTTTCAATCAATCTAAACAGGGAGTATTACAAATGAGCAAAATCAATCTAGTAGAAACAGTATCCATCCATGAGTTGCGTAAACTAATTCCTATCATTGGTACATCTCTTACCCCAGTCGTGGTTAGTGAGCCAGGTGTAGGTAAGACATCACTCTTGAAGATGTTGGAGGAAGACTTAGGCGATGGCTATGACTACATCTATGTGGACTGTCCAGTCAAGGATATGTCTGACATCGGCATGGTCATCCCCAACCATAGTACCAAAACGCTAGAGTATTACGTTGCTAGTCTGTTCAGGATTGACTCACCCAAGCCAAAAGTTATCTGTCTTGACGAACTCATGAAAGCACCTAAGTTACTGCAAGTAATCTTCACTCGTATGATGCTTGAGAGAATGGTGGGCGACGTGCCGTTACCCAAGGGGACAATCATTTTTGCGACATCTAATAATGCATCAGATGGTGTCGGTGACTCTATGCTTGCTCATGCTGGTAATCGTATCTGTAAGTTGAGCATGGCTAAGCCTACCCCACCCGAGTGGTTGTTGTGGGCATCGGAGAATGGAGTTCATCGTTCGGTGAGGTCTTTTGTAGCGATGACTCCTGCGTGTTTGAATTCTTACATGACAGGCGACCAAGACGATAACCCATACATCTTCAATCCCAAGAAGCCACAGTTGTCGTTCGTATCCCCTCGTTCATTGGCTAAGTGTTCAGTCATTGTTGAGAACAAGGGTAAGTTGGGTGAGAACGCTACGATGGTTGCCCTTGCTGGCACGATTGGTTTGTCGGCGGCGAAACAGATGTCTGCCTTTCTATCGCTAGAGAGTAACTTACCTGACTTCAAGGACATCATCAAAGCACCTGACAGCATTGAAATGCCAAAGGACTTGGCGGCACTACTCATGCTTATGTTTCAGGCGATTGACGTAGTAGAGACTCAAGACGAGCTGTCTAAGTTCATGACATTCGTGGAGAGAGTATCAAGCGACGAGGTTCAAGCCATCTTCTTCACGATGGTGATGCGAGCCAAGCGCACAGTAAAACTTGCTAGAAACAACAAGGGTATCGAGGGTTGGGCTTTGGCTAACCATGAGTTGTTCGGCGACTAATTAACAGTTCATCAACAGAGGAAACATTATGAGAAACAAAGAAGAAACACGTATCAGCAAAGCACACATTACCTTGATGCAACATCCTAGTACGTCGTTGTACTCAAGCATCATTGCGTGGGGTAAGAATGAGGTAGTTGATGCGGAGGAAGAAGGCGGTAAGTTCACTGCGTATACCGATGGTTTCAACAAGGTCTACTGCCGTGAGTACATCGCTGGTTACAAAAGCGAACCTAAGTTGCGTGGCTTAGTGTTGCATGAGAATCTTCATGTCGCATTGAAACAGATACCGAGACATCGTGACTTGAACCACGACCATAAGATGCTTAATTATGCGATGGATTTCGTTGTCAATGACATCATCGTACACACAGAAGGCACGACTGGGACTGCTAAAGAACCACTAGTGTTGTTGCCTGACGGTGCGCTTTACAACTCGATGTTCCATGATTGGTCTGTACGCAAAGTCTATAACTATCTTAAGCAACGCAAGGAAGAACTTGACGAGGCTGACGAGAAGGGCGACGAGCCACAACCATGCCCCGAGCAAGGTAAGAGTTCATCAGATGGTGAAGGGGAAACTAACATCGACGATGCACTGCGTGGCATGGACAAGGAGATGGATGACCACAGGTTCGACCGAGTAGTTGAGATGGATGCCGAGCAGTTGAAGAAGTTGGAGGGTGACATTGACAAAGCACTACGGCAGGGCGGTATGCTTGCTGGGCGCATGGGCGGTAAGATGCCCCGAGCCATTGGTGACTTACTTGAGCCGAAGGTTGACTGGCGAGAAGTGTTGCGTGAGTTCGTGCAGTCTGCGATGCGTGGTAAGGATGAATACACATGGCGCAAGATGAGCAAGCCTTATCTCGCTAATGATATGTATATCCCATCTATGCACTCCGAGACTATGGGTGAGTTGATTGTTGCTATCGACACGTCAGGCTCTATTAACAATGAGCAAATCTCTGCCTTTGCTTCAGAACTGGCATCTATCTGCGATACATGTTCACCCGACAAGGTGCGTGTGTTGTGGTGGGATACGGCGGTGCATGGTGAACAAGTCTTTGAAGGTGGCTATCAGGATATTGCCAAGATGCTCAAGCCTATGGGCGGTGGTGGTACTCATGTCAGTTGCGTCAACGATTACATAATTAAGAGTTCACTAAAAGCTGAAGCGATAGTTGTCTTCACTGACGGTTATGTGGAAAGTGACATCAAGTGGGATGTGACTGCGCCTACGGTGTGGTTTGTAACAGAGAACGGTAGGTTTGACCCACCAGCAGGTGGTCGTATGGTTAAGGTTGAAGAGTAATTCTTTTAAATAACAGGGAGAAATAAATGATTGATTTTGTGGTTGAGTTAAGTGAAAGGTTAGCGGATGAGTCAGACTATGACGACTACTTACAACCAAAATTAGAGCAGTTAATCGAAACAATCAAAGGACAGAGTGAAGAAATAGATACTCTACTAAAAGCAATTAAAGAATACGAAAGGGGTGAATAAAATGTTGGTTAATTACAAAAGTATATTGAACAGAACCGCAAGCGTGTTCCCCTATCGGGGAACTAATAAATACCCGCTGGGTAATAGAAGTAACACAGCAAACTACGCTGAGGTAATCGAGACAGGCGATAATATTCAATTCAACATCTGTCATGGTTGGGAACATGTAACTACACCAATCAGCAAAGCGAAATACGACCTTATCAAAGATATGAAAGGGCGACAGGTCACTGAAAATAGTATTACAGGAGCATGTGAGGAATACACACGAGCCTCACGACCCTTGTTGCTTTTACGTTCTGATAACACTATTGAGTTTACTCGGCAGTCACTTTGGCAGGGTGACAACATGAAGTTATCTGAGTGGTTGGGTGGTACTGCGTATAACTCATACCGAATGAGTGGTACTGCGTTTACTTGTTATCGGTCTTTGTCAGACTATGAACACTTCCCCGTGTTCCAAGGACTGCGTGTCGACGCAGAAACATTTAAGCCACACAATCAGGACATACAAGTGTTCCGTCGCACGATTGACCGTAGGAAGTCTAAAGAGTTAATGGGCAAGTATCGTGGTGCGTTCAAGAGTGTTAGTACCATGATGGGCTGTATGGATGTAGATACTTTTATGGTGTCGGCTAAAGATATACATGATGAACATGCAGAAACACTAGCAAATGGGCAGACACACCTAGGGTCAAATCTTGCGTTCACTATGGGTGAGAAACTCTTTGACGAAGGTGTGTACTTTGATGCCGCCGTTTTGCTTGCTATTGGGTGTGATGTAAATGGTATGAGTAGTTGGGCTATCAAAAACTACACTAGTGGACAGAGATATAACCGAGTAACACCAGCAACTCTAGTTCCGCAGATGCTTGGCAGGTTAACTAAGTCTGTCTACAAAACGCACAAACCTTTTCATGAGGAAGAATTACCCTTTGGAAAGGTAACTGGTAGCGAGTGGGGTCTACGCATTGTGGTAGATGGTAAAGAAATTAAATCAAGATGGGAGTAAGGTAATGAACGACAGAATATTTCATGAGGTATTTAACCCTTCACTGCGTGATGAAGTGATAAGTAGCGAGTTGCATCCCTATATCAGAGAACTGAATCATGTCTTTGGTATCAAAGTGCTTAGTAAGTCTAGCGACCTTGTAGATGGTCGGGGGATTAATAACTACGTGATGGCTACCGAGCAAGGCTTTCCAATAGCAAGAGTATTTTGTAATGAGGGTGTATACGGGTACTACACACCATACAGGGCAAAGGCTAGGGGGTCAGGAGAATTTGATAGGCATACCTACCGTAGTAAGAAATTATCTTCACTCATGTCTACGCTGAAGAAGTGCAAGGCAGTGGTCAAGGATGACGAAGTATTGAGTAGCGGACATAACGTTAGGTGCTTGTATAGCCTACACAGTATTGTCAGCGAGTCTTACAAACACAATAACAAAGGTTCACTAGATGGTGATGGTGTACACAAATTACTTCTAGCGATAAAAGACGGTAAGGACTTGAATTCTTTTCAACAGAGTGATAGGGATAAATACCTAGAACTACTTGACATATATGAAAAGGTGGACATAATGAAAGCTACTAAGGAACAAGGAGTAAAAGAAATGCTAAATGATACTTACCTAGTAGCTTGTGACCATAAGACAGGACATTACTTGATTGCGGATGCAACCTATGATGTAGACAAAGTAAAACCCAAGACAACCTTCAAGCGTGTAGTGGACTTGACTGCGTACCCTTCAGTGATTACACGACTAACTATGCTCAAGGTGCATCTCGGTGATAACTTCAGACCGTATTCACTAAGTAATAATCTCTTTCCAGTAGGTGATAAGTTTATTAAAGAACTAGATGTTGTTTATGCGTACCAAACAAACAGAACAGACTTTGATATGGCTTGGTTATGCATAGCCAAATAAACACAGACCATCTATGTCCGCTTGTACATCCGTATGACTTTCGGCTGTATCGTTTGCCTATACGGAGAATTTGCGATGAACATTTTGTATATCTTGGTGGGGGCAAGTCTCGCATATATACTTCTGAGACTTTGCCTGATTGTATCAAGTGCAAGATGACCATGATTCTAGCGTCGCCTGATGTTGCGTTGCATGATGAACGTGACCGTTCGTTCGGTATGTTTAAGTTAATGCAGAACAACAATGCGGCGCATATGAACGATATAGGTTGGAGGTCATCTGATACATTTTTTGTAGTTGTTATTAGTATCGAAGACTTGAATTCACTATACGGTGAACTGTTATATAAGGGGCAAGTGTAATGGCAATGACACCTGAAGCAAAAGTAAAAAAGAAGATAAAAGAAACACTCGATGCTATGGGTGCGTATTTTCTTCAGCCAGTAGGCACAGGCTTTGGTTCTAACGGTGCGCCTGACATTGTTGCTTGCTATAAGGGTTTCTTTATTGGTGTAGAAGCAAAAGCAGGTAAGGGCAAGACGACTGCGCTACAAGAATTTAATCTCACGAGGATTAAGTTTAGTGGCGGTCTTGCGTTAGTTATTAACGAGACGAATGTCTCACAGTTACAGGAGTTAATTGAAGCATGGGTAAATACAGCACAGACAAAAACATAGATTCACTAGTGCGTGAACTGTTAGTTGAAGGTTGGCAGCCTAGTAAGCGTAAGCGTCATTGGCAAGTTGTATCGCCGAAGGGGACTGCGCAAACTATTCCGCTTACACCAAGTGACGGTCGGGCATTTATGAATTTCCGTAGTGACATTAAACGAATTAAACAAGGAGTGAAATTATGAGACCAACAATTACTTTGCGCAAACTAAAGTCAGTCGATGTAAATGAAGTTACATACAAACCACTAATGGCTATTGAACGCGGGTCAAAGTTTGTTTATAGCAACGGCTCTGACGTTATGAAAACCTTTAAACGATTTGGTTTTGTGCCACCGTCAGAAGTGCGCAACGACTATCTCTTTAAAAAGAATCGTGAGATGAAAGATGAATGACCAAGACCTAAGAGATTGTCTTGCGATGTTTGCCATGTGTGGACTATTAATGCGTGGCAATAATAAGCTAGAACTAATACCCGAAGGTGCTTATGCTATCGCTGACGATATGTTGAAGGCTCGTAAACCAAAAGAAGTAGGTATCAAAGCAGTACGTAAAGAAAGGAAAGTATGACAAAACAAACGGAGTTTATCCCATTCATGGGAGTCGTTGAATTTGACGACAGCATTAGAGTAAATGAAACATTAACTAACAAACCACAAAAGGAAACAGGGATTTATATGAAAACAAAACAAGCACTATCTGAAATGAAAGCAGAACCAACACTATCTGATAAAGTATTAGCTTATATGAAAGCTAACCCCGAGGATAAACCTGCGAGAGTTGCGCATCAATGCGGTGTAAGACTGGGCTATGTGTACTCAGTCAGACATGCGGCAAGACTAGCTAAAACTTCAGGCATCAAGAAAATACAAACCAACACTGTAAAAGTAAAAGAGTACATTAAAAATAACCCTAATGCCAGCGCTAAAGAAGTTGCTAAAGCACTAGAACTAAAACCTCATCAGGTTTATCAGACTGTGTTTTACATAAAGAGTAAAGCAAAGAAAGCCAAGGTAACTAAGACTTCACCCACCAAGGAAGTCAAAGATAGCGTTAACCATCCCCCACACTACAAGGTGGGTGGCATTGAGACCATTGACTTTATCGAAGCAAAGTCTCTTGGCTATAACCTTGGCAATGTCGTCAAATACATTACTCGGGCAGACCATAAGGGTAATAAGATTGAGGACTTGAAAAAAGGTGCGTGGTATTTACTACGTGAAATTGAGGTTTTGGAGAAAGCAAAATGAAAAAACTAATCGCATTGTTTTTTGTAGCTACAATATCCACTAACGCATTGGCAGTTATCAAGTGCGTACCCGATGGTCGTGGAGGTTCGTGTTGCTGGGATGTGAACAAGGATGGTCCTTGGAAGCCAATCATGTGTTAATTATTAGTTAGTCCTTGGGGAGTTCGCCTTCGGGTGCGCTCCCCTTTTTTGTAGCTTTATAACAGGGTATTTAAGTGAGTTTAATTACATTAGATTTCGAAACGTACTACGACAAAGAGTTCTCTTTGCGCCGCCTGACAACTGAGGAGTACATCAGAGACAAACGCTTTGAGACCATTGGTGTCGCCGTCAAAGTTGACGACCAAGAGGCCAGATGGGTTAGCGGTACGTGTGAGGAGTTGAAGTCTTACCTCAAGTCTTTTGACTGGGCTAACTCGATGTTGCTCTGCCACAATATGCAGTTCGATGGGGCTATCCTTGCATGGAAGTTCGGCATACAACCACATATTTACTTGGACACGTTATGCATGGCTAGGGCGGTGCATGGTGTAGACGTTGGAGGGTCACTAGCCTTCTTGGTTGAGAAGTACGAACTGGGCGCAAAAGGCACTGAAGTGGAAGATGCTACGGGAAAGTATATAACTGGTTTCTCGGAAACAGAGTTG